CAACCATTAAGAAGGGATATTTTCTCTGATCCAACAAAGCAGTTGTAAATACCTCCCGGATGGTGAAACTCTCCCGGCTCAACTTCAGGCGGGCTGTCCCATGAGAATATCTCGCCGGCATCTGAGCGGTCTGCCATTTCTTGATGGCTATCGCGAACGGCTTCATCCTCCATCGTGCGCCAATAATACCCGCCGCTACCTACTGCCTGCGCCCGCGCCTGCGTAAATGTTGCGTTTGCCTTTGCCGTCTCGGTCCGGGCAATAACCCGCGCCCTGCCCTCGGACACCTTGCCGCTGTCCTGGATATCCTTAACAATATCCTCAAATCTGCGGCCCTCGGTCATGGCTTCCCGCGCAAGCCGCTGCGCCCGTTCTGCAGCTTCACGCGGAATGCTTTTGATAAGCTCGACCTGCGCGGCCTGAAGCTCTTTCATTTTCGCGCCCGCTGCCGTATTTGCAATCGTGCCGCGAATGCCCTTAAATATTTCTTTCGAACTTGAAATAAACGCCCGCCGTGCATCGTTGTCGATACGCTGAAACAGCCGCCTTGTGATCTGCTCCGCCCAGGGGATTAACGCCTGCTCATAGGCCGATAAAGACGCGAGAATAGACGGCGGCACTGTCTTGCCGGACACGATCACCTCGGCGCTACCCTCAAGGATACTGCCGGCCGTGCGGGCGACTTTTTTTAGCGCCGACTGATATTCGCGCTCGACACCAACAGGCCGCGCCCATTTGTCTCGCTTTTTTGCCTTGCGCTTCGCCACGTTTAACCCTCAATAATCAAGTCAGCGCCAGTGACCGGGGGCGGTGTGTTCTCAGCTTCCGCTTCGTCGATCATCTCTTGCGTGATGTTCGAGAAAACTCCGGTCGTCTCCCCGGCCTGCTTCAGTTCTGCCATGCCTACATGCGCCGGTATAAGGCCAGCATCAACAGCCTGAACAATCGCGGTTGTTGTCTGCCCGGTAATCGTTGCTTTTTCGGTCTGTGACATCTGCCACAACGGGACAAAAGCGAAGGATACTTCAGCGGGAAGCGGTTTGCCGAAAAGAGACTGGTGCAGGCATTCAAGAATTACCTGTATATGATCGCGAAGGCGGTTTTCCTGTAGGCTCTTGATAGTATCGTAGTAATTGCGTGTGTCCGATTCCCCTGTTGCGTTCATTCCTGCCGGGGACATGCCGAACATGCGGGTTGCAGATATTCCCGCAGCACCGCACAACTGCTGCCCGTGCTGCACTAGCATGTCAGACAATCCAGCGAATGAATAGCTGTGCGTGTTAAACGTGTCTTTTGCGTCGATAATGGAGATGCCGTATGTTGACTGCATCAAGGCGTTATATGCCCACATTGCCTGCATGTTTTCCTGCGGCTTTCCGCCCATCGCCATAACCTCGCGGAATCCGTCAAGGTTGATATTGCGTATATATGCAAGGTTCATCAGGTTTGCACTGCTGAATGTTGCCGTGTCGAATGTCAACAGCCGATCCCACATGCGCTCCAATACCGACGCGCCCCAAAAGCTCTCGGCTTCCATCTGTGTCCAGGGCAATTCAAGCCCGATAAATCGAAGTACACGGCTGTGATGCACTTCTTTGTTTCCGCCGGATACAATCTGGTAAAAAGACGGCAATCCCATCTGCGGTCCGTCCTCAATAATCCTGAGCGGTATCGGCTGTATCTGGTAGCGGTCGTAAATCGTTATGCCCTTTAGCCCGCCGCTTGCAATGCGCTTTTTGTCAAGCGGCTTCGCAAGGTCGGCCCCGTCAACTTGCACAACGCCCGCAGCGCCCCCGTACAGGCGCCCCCACTTCGTTCCATCGTTTAAAGCTTTCCAGATTTTCAGCTTGATAAGCGCGGTTTGCATCACTGCCGCTTTGTCGGGGTCAAGGCCGGTTATCTCGATCCCCTCACGCGTCATATCCTCAGCAACCATATCGATAATCGCGCCCACAATCCAACTGCCGCGATATGCGGCTTCAAGTTCCTGCTGCGAGTATTTACGCCCGGTTTGGTATCCGGCCTGTGAAAGCATGTTGCTGGCCCCCGGCTGCGCTCCAAGTTTTGCCAGAGCAGAAATAAAACCATCGAAGGTCTCGTTTGTTTTTTTGTCTGCCGGTTTTGTTGTTTGTTTATTTGCCATGATGGATTCTTTCTGGTTGTGTGATTATATTTTAACCGCAATTTTCCCATAATGCAATAGATGAATTTTGTAGTTTCTCGGTAGCATATCTTAGCGCGTCTATACAGTGATTATCCTTGTCCTCAAGTATCGGCAGGACTTCGCCCGTAAGCCGGTCGGTCTTGAAGCTGTACGCGCCCAACTCATAGGCGACGTGCTTACACCGAGAATGACAGACAATCTCGAAGTTCTGTAAAAACTTAACGCCCTCAATAACAGAGTCCTTGCCTTTTTTTGCAGGTTCGATCATAAAGCCTTTTCGCCGGATATGGCTGATTGTTTCGGGGCGTGCGCTGTCGGCTGTGTGCTTCCATTTCTTTGCCTCAGGTATTGTTTCAAACAGCGCGGGTGTGTCTTCGATCTCTACACCGACCCCGTATGCTTCATGGTCGATATAGAGCTTGCGACCCTGGATGAAACACCGTACCGATACGGTCGGGTCTTTTGAGAATCCCCAGTCGTCGCCGAAATAAAATATAACGCCTTCGGGGGTCTCGAAATCCTCTACGCGATACCGGCCTTTAAATACCATTGCATCGGAAAGCTGCTGTGGTTCGCCTTCCCATATATGCCGATATTTTTCATAGTCATGCGCCCGGTCATACTCCATCTCGCGCCGCAGCACTTCAGGAAAAAACGGATTGTGCCGGAAGTTTATCAATCTGAAATCGGCATCCTTACGCGTTAACAGGCTATGCACCGGCTCATCCTTTAGTTTCCGGTTATACGAAAACCAAAGCTCGCTTCCGTTTTTCCTGATTGTGGGGATTAGAATATCAAGAGACGCTTGGCTGGTTGTGTTCGCTTCTTCGTTCCAAAATATATCTATTCCCTCCATGGACTTGATCTTGGATATGTCATGCCGCAGGCCGCAGAACGATATGCGCGTACCGTTCGCGCCGATGATTTCTGTTTTTAGGCTGTTGTAATGTGCGCCCAAGCCAAGCCTCTGAATTGTATTATCAAGCAGGCTCTTTACTGAATCGTTGATACTGATTTGATATTCACGCCCACAGACAATACGGAGCCGGTTTCGCACCCCGTACAGCGCAAGCAATGAAGCAAACGTCCACGACTTTGCTGATCCTCGCCCGCCATAGGCACCCTTGAAACGCATCGGCTTATTGAGATATTTAAACGCATCGGGAATATCAACCGTTATCATCGGGCATCGGAAGCCAGTTTATTTTTGTCTCGGTTTCAATTGGTCCGCCGTCCTTGCCGGTGAACTCCTGCCGCTCAACATAGCCCCGGTTTTTTGCCTTACATTTCAGGAAGAAGATCAGCGCGGTCGTATCGCCGTCATTGATTTTTTTCAGAAGGTGCGTTTCGGCATAGTCGATATTTGCCTCAAGCGTCTCCTCATAAGCGGCATTGATGCGCGGGTTTTCTTTGATGCGCTTTGATACGGCCTGCCGGGTAATGCCCAGCTTCTCAGCAATAAGCTGGTGCATGCCCTTGCACAGTTTCATGGTTTTTATAAATTGCTTTTCGGAGGTCATGGCTACCATATAGCATTTTTTACAAAAAAGTCAAGGTTTAAATTACGTACAAAAAATACGTATTCTTTTTTTAAAAAAAGGCTTGCAATCTCTATTATTATGATTATAATAATAAGTAGTGAGCGCAACAACGCGCAAACGCAGACAGGGGGATGGACAGATGAAATTATATGGCGCAAAAAACGTACGGTTAGAAAACGCTGATATGCACCTGCACTATGCAAATAATGCCGGGCGTGGTGGTGATAATGTTACTATCACCATTGTCACTCCTGGCACAAAACGGCCAGAATATACGCGCGGCTATTCTGATGTTATATATCAGACACGTGTTTCGGGCTGGCGCGGGCACGTGAATATTCCTAAACATATTTTAACAAAATACGGACCTATCGTTAAACAGGGGGCATAAAACGATGCAACACACATGCAAAAAATGCGGCTATAGCTGGCAGGCGCGGACGGACAAACCGAAGTGCTGCCCGAAGTGCAAATCTTATCAATGGGAGGCCGCTAAAAAATGATAGTACATACCGCATCATTCCGCGCCCACAAGGGCAAGCCGGACGGAATCTGCATTGCGCGTTGGGCTCCATGGTGGAAGGGCGAGCGCTGCATAGACCTTGCCCCCACCCCGGACATTTTGGCCACGGCAAACCGCGCAGAAAAAAACGGGCTGCTATGGCATATCGACTATGAGCGGGCATATAAGGCGCAGCTTGCCAGCCTGGACGCTGGAAAAATTATAGATCAAGTGAGCAATAAAACGTTACTATGCTTTTGCGCGGACTATCAATCGTGCCACAGGCTGCTAGTTGCACAGTGGCTCTACCACTCACACGGTATCGAGGTCGATATCGCATAGCCGGGCAACCTCGCGCCCGTCGAGGAATTTATTATCAACAACCCCAAGGGCAGCGGCCACAGCGGCGCGCTGCCTTTGGTTTTTAAAAACCACAACGAAATAAAAATCTGTATCGTTCGTATCATCCGACCGGCCTTTTATTTTATCGAAATTATCACGGTATTTTTGCAGGGTGCTGGAAAGCTCATTGAGTTTTGTGGCTTCCTGCTCGTGTAAAATATCATCCCCAAAGCCCTGCATTATTTCGGCCATATCGATACCGGCATTATCAATATCAATTTCACCGGCCTTGAGCATACCCTCGATTATATCAATGTCAAATTCTCCTTGCGCCCCCCGGTTATTCATAAAAATATTTTGCTCTTTTTCTTGCTTATCGTCTAGGTCAACCGCCGACACGCGCAAGGTATATTCATACGTTCCCTCAAGCTCGTCCAGAATTGATACGCGCTGATGCCCGCTTACAATATTACCCGTGCGCCGGTTCCACACAATCGGCTCTATCAAGCCAACCCCGCCTTTTTTCTTATCAAGATTCCTGCGCAGCTTTTCCCGGTTCTTTTTATCTATCTTGCGCGGATTATAGGGCGCGTTTTTTATCTGTTCGCGCTCAATCTCTACAATCTCGTAGTTTTCAAATTGACAGCTTTTTAGTTTTTTCTTTGCCATACCATTTCTCACGATAAATAACGGCATCAATAAAAGGAAAAAATTCACGAATACGGGCAAAATCACGCGGGTAATTTTTGTGCAGGAATAAAAGGCTTCCCGTTGACAGATCAACTCCGCCCGCCGCTGCGCCTGATGATTGCGGTATCGGGATTTCACGCCGCTTCAGATATGAGATAATGTCAAACTTATTCCATGCCTTAACGGGGAAAACAAGCTCAGGCATTTTTGTGATCGTAAAATATCGCCGCCGCCACATTGAATCAGAATCCTTGGCTCCCGTCACAAGGCAGCGCACTCCCGTATCTTGCATCACAATTTTATAGATATCGTGTGTCGTATACTCTGGCAAACCGTCAATATCTTTTTTGGTCGGCTTACAATAAATTCCGTTCTTAATAACGCGCGTCAGTAACCAGTGCGGATACTGTAGCGCCTTCACACCCCAGCGCTCCTCAGCGTACTTCAGCATTATTTCGCAACACTCAAGCCCTGGAATGAAATACATAAAAAAGGGGGTAACGTTCTTAAACGTCCGGCAGCACAGATCAAGGCACACAAGCGAATCTTTACCACCGGAAAACGCACACAAAACCGTGTCGCGCTTCTGCGCTATGCCCTGCAAATATTTTATTGTTTCGTTATGTCGTGTGTATTCCATAACTTAAAAAGTACCGGGACCGTAGAAAGCGCGGCCCCGGTAGGTGTGTTATATGCTATTTTGGGCTATTTGCCCCCTCCACCGCCGCCGCCTATTCCGCCGAAGCTTCCACCGATTACCGGATCACCCCCTTTCATCTAAACTTGGTAGCGGGGGCTGGAATCGAACCAGCCACCTCCTGTTGGTAAGACAGGCAAGCTACCACTGCTCTACCCCGCATCCTGTCTTTTTTATAGCAACTTTTTCAATTCTCATGCTTCCCATATACACTATTCCGCAGAAGAGTCAATAGGTTTCATCGCTCTATGTGCCTGCGCCTGTATTCTTGATCCCACGTAGTTGACCGGCATTTCGGGCAGGTCTTTGGATGTTCTTTCCGTGATTCCCAAACGTAACCGCATTTTTTACAGAGCTTCATGTGTTCCACCATTGAAGTTTAATAAACACGCCAGTCGTTGTGCCGTAGCGTTTACTCCCAGCCTTCAATTACTCCAGACAGTGCTTGCTTGATTTTTTTATATTCAGCCGCTTGAATCAAAACAACCCGAACGGACGGATAATATTTTGACATCCGTTTTAGCTTTGTTTTACTCCTATCGTCCATCCATCCCTTTACTTCGTGATATTCTTCAACACCGCTATGATAAACCACAAGAAAATCTGGCAAGTAAGACCGGCAACCACGCTTAATTTGCTCAAACCAAAATGTTTTTGGTTCATGTTCCCATGATTTTATTTCTCCGGCGCTTTTCAAAAACTCAAGGTATCGCGCATAGTTTGCCTCCCAAAGACTTCTATAGTATTTCTTAGCTCCTCCTACTTCCCTCCACGACTGTTTCCATGTGCATTTTTGCCGCGGCATAACCATAGTACCGTTTGCCTCTTTTGTTTTAAGCATTTTTATTGTTTTAGCTGACTTTTCTTCTTCTGTTTTTTTACCCCAGGATATTTTCTGATTTATACCCATTCTTCTTTTAGCATCTTCGGTGTGCTTCATTCCTAACGCACCCTTTGGATGACCATTTAGTGCTATATATTTTTTTGTGCGAACTGACATTATATTTAACATATTGCAAGATACTGGCCTATGATAAGATGTAAGTCCCTGCGTTTTTGCCCATCGACAAATATTTGTTTTTGGTCTATTTAGTCGTGCTGCCAATTCGTTTAGTTTTCCATCTCCAACAACAAACCCGTTTTTATATAATTCACTTATTGCCGCCTTTTCTGTTGAAGTAAAAAACACAGATTCGATAATTCCAAGCTTTTTGCATCTTTCGTGGACGCTTTGCCCACACATGCCAAGCATTTTACCGGCCTTCCACACGTTTTTTGTTGCGCGGTACGTATCAATTATTTGCTGGTCAGTTGCTTTTTGCATTCAGCGGCCCTTTGCAACCGGTACCATCGGGACGAAAAATTCAAGCTGCGGCATTAAGCGCCTCCCTGTATTTCGCCTGTTCTTTTTCATTCAACTGCCCGTCGTGGTGTTTCCGGTGACAGTCACGGCATAAAAACATATCGCCTATGCCTTTCCCGCCTGCTGACCTCGGCGGGTTATGGTGCGGGTGCAGCCATGAATATACTCCACATATAGCACATTTTTTCTGGTGTTCAAAATGATTTAAGCTGGTTTCCCTCAGGAACATCTCAAGCCACGGTTCCATTCCGCCCTGCTGTAGCTTCTTGAACGTAGCCACGGCCCGGTCGGTGAATGCGTTCCAGTCTGGTTCCTGCCCTGTGCGGTCTTTGATCGTTTCGCGCAGATCCCCCTGTTTGAGATCCAAATGCTTTTTGGCTTCGTCCCAGCCATCCTGTTTGACAAGCGGCTTTGCAGCGTCAAGC